CGGCGAGGTTTTCGCCGACCCCACCTACCAACGCGCACTGGACCCGTCGCGCTGCAAGAAGATGTGCACCGGGTGGGACCGGCGCCTGGCCGGGATCATCGAAGTGTCCGACCGCGGCCCTGATGAATCACCGCGATACGCCGTCATCGACGGACAACACCGTTGGGCCGCAGCAGGATTGCTCGCTGACCCGCCATTGCTGGTAGCCAACGTCCACGAAGGATTGAATATCGGCCAGGAGGCCGTACTGTTCGACCGGCTGAATCGGTTGCGCAAACAGCCGACCGCCTGGGATCACTGGCGCGCCCGGAAAGCGGCCGGTAACCACGACGTGCTCGCGATCGAGGCCTCTGTTTCCAGCGTCGGCCTCACCATCGCGGAGTACGTCAGGGACGGCCATGCTGGTGTTCGCGGCCTGGTTCGACGTGGACGAGGACACCGCGACGCTCGTCGCCCGGGCCCGGGCGATCACACCACAAGTCATGGAAGAGAGCCGGGCATGAGGGACATCCCGAACACCCGTCTGACCGCGACACTGCGCGTCCTCTGGCGGGCGCAATGCGACGAATACGGCTGGGAATTCGCAACGTTCGAGGAGTACTACTACCGCTGTGTCCGGGAAGGTTTCGGGTTGGGAACCCCCGCGACCACCAACGGCCGCGCCCTGGCTGCGCTGTTGTTCGACCGCGCATTGACGTACTGGCCTGATTTCTTCAGCCCTGCCGATCTTCCGGCCGTCGCCGTATGGGGTGAACTGCTCGACACCCGGGTCCCCTTCGCTACGCCCGGTGTCATCGAGCAGGCCGTTGACGCCGTAGCCGCGTCCGGAGTTAGTCCTTGCGGCCCGGCGAACTTTCTGCGGGCCGCTACGAGAATCATGGAGGCGCAACGTGGCGCGTGAACATGCACGGATCTGGCTCGACATCAACAGCGACGACGACTTCGAGGCACTCCCGTTCGACGCTCAGGGCTTCTACACCCGCGTCATACTCACGCTCGACGACCTGAGCTATTGCGGTGTCGCGACCTGGCGCCCACGCAAGCTCACAACCAAGGCCCCGGACCTCACCTACGAACGCATCCTCACCGCCGCCGCCGCCCTGGAGATCGGCCGATACTGCCTGTTCGACCTCGACACCGAAGAGGTGTTGGCGCGGTCGTACATCCGCCGAGACCTCTTGTTGCGCAACCCGAAATACGCCGCCGCAGTCTTGCGGACCTACGGCGGAATCGCATCCAAGGTGCTGCGGGCCGCCGTCGTCACCGAGGTTCGCCGAGTTCGCGAAGAACACCCCGAATACTCGTCATGGACGGCGAAGGACAAGACCACCGACATCGGGGCGGAGCTGTCGAAGCTGATGGTCAAGCCGGGGCTCGACGAGGTGCCGTACACCAATCGGATTGCGGTGCCGATTACTAATGGTCAAACGGTCGAAATTGGTAATGCCGATCAGGTGGAGATTGGTAATGCCGAACCGGTCCAGATTACCAATCCGGTTGGTAATGCCGAATCGGTGCCGATTCCCCTCACCCTCACCCTCACCCCTACACCCTCACCCTTGGAGGGTTACGTAACAGGGGAACGTCACCAGAGCGCCGAGCACGACCCGAACAGCCCCCCAACCCCTCACTGCCCCCGACATCCCGGCGGAACGAACCTCCCGTGCCAGGCGTGCCGCGCTGCGCGCGAACACCGCGACGCCTGGGACGAAGCCAGGGCCCGAGCCGCCGCCGAGCGCCGCGCCGAGTTCGCTGCCGAGGTCCGCGCCTGCCCCGACTGCGACCAAACCGGCTGGATCGATCACGGCAACCAGGTGGCGCGTTGCCCCAACCACGACTGGGAGCACTTGTCCGCCAAAGCCGAGCCGAATGCCAAAACATGAGCGCCGTGGTCCTCGGGATCGATCCGTCTTTGACCCGTGCTGGTGTCGCCGCCATCGCCAACACCGCAGACGGCGCTGAACTCGGCGCACTCGCCGACGTCGGCCACGCCGGCTCCGACGCCGACGGCTACCCCCAGCGCCGCACCCGGATCCGCGCCCAGGTCCATTCCCTGATTCGCATCATCGACCAACTGCGCGCCGGCCACGACGTCGAGCTGGCGGTGATCGAGGGCCCGATGTACGGGATGAAAACTCTTCCATCGTATTTCGACCGTGCCGTCCTGTGGGGCGCGCTGTGTGACTGGCTCGACCACCAGCACATCCCGATCGCCGTCGTGCCCCCAGCGACCCGGGAGAAATTCATCACCGGCATCGGATCCAAAGGCGACAAACCCCGCGTCCTCGCCGAAATGCGGGCCCTGTGGTCACCAGGTGAGCCGCGGCGCATCCCCAACCACGATGTTGCCGACGCGCTCGGCCTGGCCACCGCCGGCGCCATCCACCTCGGCTGGCCGATGCCGTTCCGGCTGCGCCGCAGACACATCGAAAACGTCGCCCTCATCACCTGGCCCCAAACCGCAGAAACGACAGCGCCGTGAAAACCTATCCGTCCGGAATGGTGCTGCGCCCCATCGTCGTGTGGCCGCGCGCCGAGACCCGAAACCGTGTCCGATCGACATTCTCCGCCTCGTGGTCGGCCACCCTCGACCTGCTCGACCGGGAGCTGTATCACCTCGGCCGCGGCTGCCACCACGCCCCGGCCGTGCTTCAGATCGCGATGCGTGAAGAGGATTTCCGGCTCGACGGGATGCCCCGCGCCAGCGCTGTTCCCACACATCCCGGCGTGATCCTCAATGTCGAATCCACCAAAGGCCCGCTGTCGTTTCCGTGCGACAAGTTCGACCGCTGGCGAGACAACCTGCGGGCCATCGCGCTGGGCCTGGAAGCGCTCCGCAGAGTCGACCGGTACGGGATAACCCCGGGCAACGAGCAGTACCGCGGCTGGCGGGCCATCGAAGCCGCCCCGACCGACCCGGCGATGACAGCCGAACAACTCATCAACGTGCTGGCCGCCCACGCCGAACTGATCACCCCCGTCGCTGACAGCTCACCGGAAAACCTGGCCCGCATCTACCGCACAGCCCGCGCGAACACACACCCGGACCGACCCAACGGCGACCGCGCCGCGTGGGACCGCGTCGAGAAGGCCGCCGAACAACTACGCCGCATGAGATGGCTGCCATGAACATCACCAAGCTCGACCGCGAAACCCAGATCCGCTGCACCGCCCGCTACACCGGCAGCATGCCCCAACTCGCCGCAAACCCCCACTGCTGCCTGAACACCGGCCACGTCGGCGACCACACCGCTGTCACCGGCTACCGCTGGCCCAACGAGACCCCTATCCGAGCGTTCCGTGAGGCCCGCTAGGTGTCCGCGGTGGCCGAAACCGCCCGCAATCCCTTCCAGCAGCTCCCAGAGCCGCTGGAACGGATCCTCGGCGACCTCGGCCGCGAATGGACCCTGCAAGCGGCATGCCGAAACCACCCCCGCCCCGACATCTTCCACCCACCGCGGGCCCGCGCATCCCAGGGCAACGGCATGGGGCAATCCGCGTCCGAACTTCGGCGACGCCTCATCGTCGCCGAAGCGAAAAGTGTGTGCGCCCGCTGTCCCGTGCGGGCCCGCGAATTCGGCGGGACCGGTGAATGCCTCGACTACGGCGAAGCGATCGGCGACTACAACGCCATCTGGGGCGGCAAGACAGGCCGCGAACGCGGCCGCAGAAGAGACGAAGGATGATCCCATTGACACCCAAAAGTTGGATGCCTGCAGTTGGATTCAGCAACTACGAGGCCAGTCGATGAGCGGCCCGCTGCGCCACGTGCTGGTGCGCGTCATAGCCGACGGCTTCAACGAGCTGTCCGACACCCTGATCCCCGAGATCCTGCGCCGCGACGTCACATTCCGCGTCAACCACGGCGGCCTGGACCCCGGCGAGCACACCATGGGCGGCATCGTCATGATCGGCACCGACGACCACGAGCCGCTGGCCCGCGCCGTGGGCCGCGTCATCTGCAAGATCATGCGCACCGAGGAGCTGATGTGGCTGCCCGTAGCGGCCAGCCGCGAATTCGGCGCCTGGACCATCGAAGCCGTCCCCCTCCTCGACTGGATGCGTCTGGCGACACGCAGCGACGAAGCGGTCCTGCGAACATCCGGCATCAACCCGCAAACCGGCCGATACATCGGACAGGAACCACCACGATGACCGTCGCCGAACTCATCCTCGCCTTATCGAGACTCGATCCCGGCATGCCGGTCGTCATGGAAATGTATGCCCGGGAACCGTTGGGCGATTACGAGGTGCTCAACGTGCGCACCAGCGAGATGCAACGCGCGGATCGCTGGCTTGACAACCCGAAAGTGTGGGACGCGCCCTACGACGTCGGTGACGGTCAGCCCGTTGCGGTACTCGGCTATCACCTAACACCGCGCGCCATCATCGACGTCGAGCTACCCGGCGATGACTGACCCGCACTCGCCGTGCCGGTGTGGCCACGACCAGGAACTCCACCAAGGCACAGCAACCAAATGCGTCGGCATCATCGTCGAGCGCGGCCGCGAAATCTACTGCCACTGCCCGCAATTCACCGGAGAGGAACAACGATGACCGACACCGACAAGCGTCTGGCCCAAGCCCAACAGAATCTCAGTTTGGCGCTGCGGGGACTGCGGGATGCGCAGGAGAACGTTGCCGCCGCCCACGCCCGCGTCGACCGGGCCCGCGCCAAACGAGACGCCGCCGATCCCGCGAAACGCGTTGCAGAGGCGTTGCGGCGCATCGGTGAATCCGTTGCACATCTGACCGAACCGTCCGATCCGAACGTTCTGGACCTCGACGATGATCCCCGGGCCGCCGACGAACAAGCCGCCGAGTTCTTCAACCGGGCCGGCGACTACCACCAGGTGCGGCTCCAAATCCCGATCGAAGGCGACGAAGCCGAGAAAGGCGGATTCGCCGGCCGCAAGATCGGCGCCCAGTGCGTCATCAAGTTCACCCCCGAACAGAAACCCCTCGTGATCGAGATCCTGCGGCAACTGCGCGGCGCCCTGAACGCACGCATCACCATCACCCGCCTCGAAATGCCGCGCGGCGCCACTGCACCGCCACCCCCGACAGCCCACGTGAGCGTCGGCGTCGGCGGCACCAGTTATCTCGGCCGAACCGGGCAGACCGAACCCCGATACATGCCCCCTGACGGTTCACCCATCCCCATGACCGAATTCCGTCTCGGCGAACGCTACGGCGAACGTGAACGCATCGCCGAACAGTACGGCGTTCCCCTCGAGAACGTGCGCCCCGCCGCCAGCCCCACCGGTGCCACCGCCTGGACCGTCACACCCGCCGCGAAACCCACCACCGGCCGCCACGCCGCCGCTGAAATCAAGGTCGACACCGAGCGGGCACTCACCGACATACGTGAAACCCGCTACCGTGTCGAAGACTTGTTCCGCGCCAACAACGCACGCTGGGCGCACGGCACCTACACCATGCACCGCGGCACCCGCACACCGATCTTCATGGCCGAATGCGAATGCGGAGAACAGTTCGACAACCCCAGCCAAGACGGCGCGAAAGCCCAGTGGGACACCCACCGCCGCGAAGCCTTCGAAGCCGCACTCCTCGACATCGACGACCACGTCAACACCGAAGGCGACGAATGATCCCCCACGACGGCCTCTGCGAATGCGGCCACATCGCTGACGACCACACCGACGTCGGAACCGGAGACGCCTGCACCCACGACGACGGATGCACCAACTTCAATTGGACCGGCGAAACGCTCCACGACGACGATGCCTAACCGCACGCCGCGCACCACCACGCAGAAGCGCCTCGGCCACGACCACCAGGTCCACCGAGCACGGCTGCTCGCCCGCCACGTCGACGGCAGCCCCTGCTGGTGGTGCGGACGGCCGATGTGGCGAGACCGCCGAAAGAACTTCGACTACAACCCCAACGCCCGCCGACAAGACGGCAAACCAGACACCAGCAGCGGCAGCCTCGCAGGCGACCACACCCTATCTCGCGCAATCCATTCCAACACCATCGCTGACCGCCTACTCCACGGACGATGTAACAAGGAACGCGGCGATGGCAGCTGCGACGACCAACGACCCGCGATCACCCAGCGACCCGAAGATTCCGTGCTGGGCGTGAGAACACTCGACTGGCCATGGACATAACCATCGTTACCTGCGACGGACCAGACTGCACCCAACAATGGGAACGCTCCACAGGCAGAGGCCGGCCCCGCCGCTACTGCTCATCCGAATGCCAAGAAGCGGGCACGCCACAGCCACCAACAGGCAACAGCACGCGAACCTGTTCAATCTGTGGAACTAAACGTCCAGCAGGAAAGAACTGTTTACCCACAGGGATGTTCACCTGCAATCCGTGCCGACGCGCTCGGCCTGGCTACCGCCCACAACGCGAACACCGAGCACCGCGCGCCTGGGTATGCATCGTCTGCGGAACCCCATGCGAAACCCGACGCGGACCAGCGGGCAAGTACTGCTCACTACACCGACCGATCCGGAGCCGCGCGAAGTACCACCGCATCAACTGCGACGCGTGCGGCAAAGCGACGATTACCACAGGGCGCCATTGCGCTGACTGCAGGAACATCGGCGCCTGGCGGTTCAAGTCGCGCAACATGCAGACAACACGCACGCGGAACACGTGGCGAGACGAAGATCGCGCCCGGGCGGCTGGTGTGCCGTTCGAACACGTTGACCGACTGACTGTTTACATCCGTGACTACTGGATCTGCGGCATCTGCGGTGGATGCATCGACCTCGCACACGACTACCCCGACCCCGACACCGCAACCCTCGACCACGTCGTACCTATCTCCCGCGGCGGCCCGCACACCTACACTCAATGCGCACACCTAGCCTGCAATGTCTACAAGAACGATCAGCTGCACCCCCCCGGTCACTTTTCTGCGGACACCCACCCAGCTCCTGACTGCCGCGGTAGTCGTCTTATATACAGAGGCCTTCGGAAAGATCCGGGGCCGCGCTGAGGTGGCGCGCAGGCATGCGGATTCAGCCGCGAAAACCGTTGTCGCACAGCCCGTTCCGGTGGAAAATACGGGTTCGGAATCGGTTGTCGCACAGTCGAATTCGGCGGCTCGACGTCCTCGTCGAGCGCGTAACGGGACGTCGCCGGGCGCTGGAGAGCGGCTGCGGGCCGAGTTGGCCAAGGATGGGGATCCGTACGGGTTGACAGTGCTGATCACACAGGCGGCTCGCGCCGCTGACCGACTCGATGCACTCGACCGCATCAACTCCGGGGCTGATACGTCTTGGTTGCGTCTCGACATGGGGCGCGTCCAGGTCGAGACCGGTGATGCTCGACGCCAGTCGCTGCGCGTCGAGGTCATCGTGAAGATGGACGATTCGATCAGGGAGGAGCGCGCTCAGTCGGCTCTGTTGACGAAGCTGTTGGCCGAGATCCACCGGCAGCGCGCGGCGATCCCGATGAGCCCGACACCGGATGACCAGGATGACCTCGACGACTTCTGAGGCGAAGCCGCGTCGGCGGAAGTCGGTCACGGTCCCGGAGTGGGTCGGCGAATGGCCGCGGCTGGAAGGCCAGCAGGAACCGCTGCACGAATCGTTCTTCGCTGGTGATGAATCCGACGGCGACACCGCCGCTCGGTTCGGGTTGCGGATCGCGCGGCTCCGGTGTCTGCCGTGGCAATGGTCAGCGCTGCGCAAGATTCTGTCCCGTCGCCGCGACGGGTTGTGGGTCCATCCCGACGTGTGCCTGGTGTGCCCGCGTCAGCAGGGTAAGACGCTGATCCTGATTCTGCGGATCCTGTTCGGGATCTTCTGGCTGGGCGAGACGATCGTGTACTCGGCCCAGCTCGGCAAGACCGCGGATGCGATCTTCGCCCGGGTGAAGTCGATCATTGAGAAACGGCCGTCGCTGATGAAGCATGTCGTGTCGATGATCGGCGGCAGCCAGGGCCGAGGCGACATCATCGTAAGGGCCCGCAACGGCAAGACCGCGCATGTCCGGTTCGGCGTGCGCTCCGGTGATCTGGGCCGCGGCCTAGACGACATCGACGTCGTGATGTTCGACGAGTCATACGATCTCGGTGAGGCTGAGGTGGCTGCGTTGACTGGTGCGCAACTGGCTTCGAAGAACGCGCAGACGATCTACACGTCAACGTCACCGGTTGCGCGGTTGCATCCGCACTGCGATGTGTTCGCCGGTCTGCGGCGTCGCGGCCTGCGTAGGGAGAAGGATCTGCTGTTCCTTGAGTTCGCCGCGCCGGATCCACCCGATGATGTGATGTCCCGCCGACGGAAGCGTGAGGATCGCGAGTACTGGCGGTTGGCGTCTCCTAGTTACGGCGTCATCTCGAAAGAGCGTGACGTGGAACGCTTCCGGAAGCTGGCGACGACTGCGGATGCGATCGCGCTCTGGGAAGCCGACTATCTCGGCTGGGGCGATTGGCCTGCTGACGCGGCGGCTAGGGATCCGATTATCCCGATCGAGGAGGTCTGGGAGCCGTTGACCGACAAGAGACCAGAGGTGTCCGGGCAGCGAGTCATTGCGATTTCGCGCACGCAGGATCTGGACTGGTGGACGATCTCGGCCGGCGTTCGCACCGTGACGGGACGTATTCACGTCGAGGTCGGTAAGCACTGGAAGGCGACGATCGGCGAGGTTGCCACGCACATCATGCTGCTGGTTGACAAGTGGGATCCGGTGGCGATCGTTGTGGAGGGCCACGATCCGGCGGCGCCACTGGCGCCATACTTGCGCAAGCTCGGGGTGGACGTGGTGCTGACCAGCGCGGCCCAATTCGCGGTCGCGACGGCCGGTTTCATCGACTCTTGTTTCTCTGGTGATGTTTCACATCCTGATCAGCCGATACTCACCAGCGAGATCGAGGAAGCTGAACGCCGTAAGTTGCCCAAGGGCGACCATGTTTGGGATGACCGCGCCAGTGCGATCACTGCGCTGAAGTCGGTATCGCTGGCTCATTGGGCGGTGCTGGAGTTCGCCGAGGAGGACACCCCGGCGGCGCGGCCGGTGGCGACCCCACCGGATGAGGTGGACAAATTCGTGGGGGGAAGTCCGCATTTGGACGTTCTTGACGCGGCATTCTGATCAGTGAAGAGGCCCCTGCCCGGGTCCCGGATGGTTGATGGTTCGGGAAAGGGCGGGCGGCGGTGACGAAGCGGGTCGCGACGGCGGCGCCGGTCGGTGAGACCGGCTATGTCACCGGTTCGCCGAATCCGTGGCTGAACTGGGACCCGTTCGAGAAGGTCCCGGACCTGCAGCCGGCCGAAGCGATCTCGGTGTTCGCCGAGATGGACAACAACGATTCCCGCGTCGCCAGCCTGTTGGAGGCGGTGAGCCTGCCGATCCTGGAGACGGGGTGGCGCATCGACCCCAACGGCGCCGACGCCGAGGTCACACAATTCGTCTCCCGGAACTTGAATCTGCCGGTGGTGGGGTTCGACACGGTGGACGACCCGGGCCGCTCCCGCGGCCGGTTCTCGTGGATGGCGCACCTGCGTCTGGTGGCCTCCCCGACACCGCAGTACGGGTGCGCGGTGTTCGAGCAGGTGTACCGCCGCGACGGGGACCGCCTGGTGCTGCGCAAGCTGGGGCCGCGGCCGCAGTGGACGATCCAGCGGTTCAACGTCGCACTCGACGGCGGCCTGGACTCCATCACCCAGCTGGCGCCCGCGTCGACGGGCAAGGTCATGTACGGGCCGGCGCCGCTGGACATCGCAGTCAACCGGCTTGTGGTGTACACGCGCAACATGCGGCCCGGCATGTGGTGGGGCCGCAGCATTCTTCGCAGTTCCTACAAGCATTGGCTGCTGAAGAACGAGTTGCTGCGCATCGAGGTCGAGGCGATCCGCCGCAACGGGATGGGCTTGCCGGTGGGTACGGCGTCGAAACCCAACGATCAGCAGGAAGTCACCGACATGCAGAAGATCGCCGCGGCGGCGCGCGGCGGCATGAACTCCGGTATCGGCCTGGCGGCCGGCCAGTCGCTGGCCCTGCTGGGCGTGCAGGGCAACCTGCCGAATATCCGGGAGGCTATCGTCTACCACGACAAGGCGATCGCCCTGTCCGGGCTGGCGCACTATCTGAACATCGACGGCGGCGGCTCCTACGCGATGGTCGCGGTGCAGGAACGGCCGTTCGTGCAGGCGGTGAACGCGGCCGCGAAGGCCTATCAGGAGATCGGGCAGCAGCACGTCATCGAGGACCTCGTCGACGTCAACTTCGGCACCGATGTGCGTTGCCCGCGTCTGGTTTTCGACCCGATCGGTTCGCAGCAGGACGCGACCGCGGCCAGCCTGAAGATGCTGGTGGAGGCCGGGCTGCTGGCGCCGGATCTGCGGATCGAACGCGCTCTGCGGCAGGCGTTGGACCTGCCGGCCAAACCGGACGAGGACGATCCCGACGCCGCGCCGCCGAAACCTCCGGCGACCCCGGCCGCGCCGGCTGAACCGGCCGACGACGACGCCGCGCGGGCGCAGGGCCGCGACCTCGTCGGCGCGGCTGCGGGCTCGGCCGGCCGGCAGGGAAGGTTGTTCTGATGCCCGACAAGCGTCCCTGGTACCGCGTGGCCGTCGCCAAGGCCGGCGGCGTGAAACGGGCCACCGTGCACATCTACGACGAGATCGACTCGTGGTTCGGGGTTTCGGCCAACGACCTGATCGCCGAGATGGAAGCCCTCGACGACGTCGACGAGCTGGACATCCGCATCAACTCGCCGGGCGGGTCGGCGTTCGACGGAATCAACATCGCCAACGCGGTCATGCGGCACCCCGCCAAGACCACCACCTATGTGGACGGTCTGGCGGCCAGCGCGGCGTCGCTGATCATGGTGGCCGGCGACGAGGTGGTGGTGAGCAAGTACGGGCAGGCAATGCTGCACAACGCGCACGCCGTCGTCGTGGGCACCGCCAAGGACATGCGTGAGGTGGCCGGCCAGCTCGACAAACTCAACGCCGCCATGGCGCAGTTGTACGCCGACCGGGCCGGCGGCGAAGCCGCCGGCTGGGTCAAGGCGATGAATGCCGAAACCTGGTACGACGCAGACGAACTGGTCGCGGCCGGTCTGGCGTCCCGCGTTGATGATTCCACGGTGCGTGAGGAAGTCGAGAAGGCGGTCGCTTCGGCGTTGGCGTGCTCGAGCACCCAGTTCAAGTTCCTCGGCCGCAAGTCGGCCCCCGCACCCACCGTGGGTGCGTCAAGCACCGGGGCGCGCGCCTCGGTGACCAACCACCCAACCAAGGAGGGCGCTGTGCCTCTGAGCGAGAAGGTCGCCGAGCGTCTCGGCCTGCCGGTCGACGCGACCGAGGACGATGTGCTGGCCAAGCTCGACGAGCTCGACGAGTCGGCCGACGACGACACCGACACCGATGCCGGTGCAGCCGATTCCGGCGGTGACCATGCGGGCGCTGCGGGTGGTGATTCGGGCAAGGTCGGCGAGCTTGCCGCCGCGGCGGCCAGCGCCGGGCTGGTCCTGATGGACCCCGAGAAGGTGGCCAAGCTGCAAAGCGACGCCGCGCTGGGAGCGCTGGCCCGCGCCGAGCAGATCGCGGCCGCCCACGCCAAGGTCGTCGACGACGCGATCGGCAAGGGCAAGATCACCCCGGTCCGCCGGGATCACTTCCTGGCGCTGATGACCGCCGACGAGCAGGGCACCACGGAGCTGCTCGCCGGGATTCCCCCGGAGACCGCCGTCCCGATGACCGAGATCGGGCATTCGCTCGATCCGCAGGCGTCGGCGGACACCAATGTCCTCGACGATCCCAAGTTCAAGAATTGGAGCATCTGATCATGCCTGGCATCACGCAGGTCACCAAGACCGGCCCGAAGACGTTCACCCCGGCCGACAACGCCACCATCGTCGGCGGCCAGCTCGTCGAAGCGGTCGCCGGCGGCCGGATCCAGAAGGCCGGCGCCGGGTCGCTCGCCGTTCTCGGTGTGGCGCTGGGCGACGCGATCGCACCCGAGGATCTGGTCACCGGCGCCACTACCGACGGCGCGGGCCGCCCGGTTGTCTCGTCGGCGGTGCTGCCGACCAACGTTGCTGTCGCCTATGGCGGTGTCGAGGTGCCCGTCACCTACGCGGCCAACGCCACGTTCGGGGCGAAGCTGATCGCCGCCGCCAACGGCACCGTCACCCCGGCCGGCGCCGCCCCAGACGCCCGGACGATCGTCGGGGTGTGCACCGAACCCGCCGGGGTGACAGTCGCCACCAACGCTGTCGGCCTGATGCGGACCGTCTGACCGGCCGCCCCAACGAGTAAAGGAGACAACAGAAATGCCTACAACTCCGGTGGTGGTCAGCAGCGACGGACCGCGTTTCACCGTGGCCGACCTGATCGGCAACCCGCTGGCCATCCCCACCAAGCTCAAGGAGCGGATGGCCAACATCTTCATCAGTACGACGCTGCTGCGCAACGCCGGCGGCAACAACAACGGGCTGGTGAGCTACACCGAGGGTGATCCGTCGTTCCTGGACACCGACGTGCAGGACGTCGCCGAGTTCGCCGAGATCCCGGTCGCGGCGGGCCGGATGGGTGTGCCGCGCATCGCGGTCGGCACCAAACGCGCCCTGGGTGTGCGGGTGTCGCGGGAGATGCGCGACCGCAACAAGATCGACGCGGTCAACAAGCAGATGACCCAGTTGGCCAACACGTTCGAACGGGCCGACGACAACGTCATCAAGGCGCTGCTGGGATCGGCGGCCGTGCCGACGCTGCCCGTCGACGAGCCGTGGGACACCGCCGAGGGCAACCCGCGCCTGGACCTCGCGCTGGCCCGCAAGGAAGTCACCCGGGCAGCCCCGGACGCCGACGCGGGCGGCTCCGCTCAGGAGTGGTACGGGTTTAGGCCCGACACCGTCGTGATCAACGACGGCCTGCTGCCGGTGCTGATGGACAACGAGAAGTTCCTCAAGGTGTATCAGGGCAACGTCGCCGACATGTCCGTGGAACTCAAAGGTGAGTTGCCCGACCGGATCTTCGGCATGCAGGTCGTCACGTCGATGGCGTTCCCGGACGACAAGATCCTGCTGCTGCAGCGCGGCGTCGTCGGGTTCTACTCCGATGAACGGCCCCTGGAGTTCACCGGCCTGTACCCGGAGGGCGGCGGCCCCAACGGCGGCCCGACCGAGTCGTGGCGTTCGGATGCGTCCCACATCCGGGTGTACGGGCTCGATCAGCCCAAGGCCGCGATCTGGCTGACGGACATCGTGTGAGCAGCTACGTCCTGGCCGCTTCGGTGTTCTACTGCACCACCGACGGACGCCGCACCCGCTACACCCGCGGCGACGTTCTGCCCGCCCTGTCGGCGCAGCGGACCGCGCAACTGCTCGGCAGCGGCGCCATCACCGCCGAAGGTGAACGGGCCACGCCCGCACCGCAACCGGAGGAGCCCGTGGTGGTGGGCGATGCTGCGGAGCGGCCGAAGAACGCGGCCACCGTCGAGGTGTGGCGCGCCTACGCCATCGCGACCGGAACACCGGAAGCCGACGCCGCGCAGATGACGAAAAAGCAGCTGCAGGAAGCCACCAGGTAGATGGAGACCACGCCGTTCCTGGACGTCGACGGGTTCCAGGGCATGTTCGCCCGGGCCCTGTCGGTCCCCGAGCGCGTGTTGGCGACCCTGCTGTGTCAGGCGGCCGCGAACTGGATCCGCGACCCGTCGCGACTGCCTGATCTGCCCGTGTCGAGCAGCGAAGCCAAGCTCGTCACCTTCGACGTGGTCAAGGCCGCCCTGGCGCGGCCCGCGCAGTACGCCGGTTTCACGCAGGTGACCCGCACCACCGACGACCGCACCATGGGCTACACCCTGGAAGCGGCCGCCGAACTGCTGGAGTTCACCGACCGGCACCGCGAAATGCTCGGGTTGTCGACGTCGGCGCGGCCCCGCATCCAGGTCGATCCGATCGACCCGCGGGTCTACAGCGGGGCGTGGTGACCGTGAGCCTGTTCGATCCCGGCCCCGACACCGTCACGCTGGTCAAACGCCGCGCCGCGCCCGACGGTCCGCTGTTCGACGACCACAACCGGCCCGAGATGGCCGAAACCCGCATCGACAAGACAGGCTGCTCGTGGGCGCAGCATCCCGCGGTCGAGGAGATCGCCGGTGTGCAGGTGGCGGTGATCAAGGCGGTCGGCCATCTGGTCGTTGACGCCGACACCGAAACCCTGGCAGCTGTCGACGCCGTCGAATACGACGGCCGCCTCTTCGAGATGCAGGGCCCCGGCATCCGCCGCGACGATCTGGACGGCAACCCCGATCATGTTCGCGCCGAGGCGATCTGGGCCGACGACGTCAGCATCG